TGAAGATGTTGTATTTAAAAATCTCTACTGTCCTCATTGTGGAAAAAATCAGAATAGTTTAACTGAATTGACTAAGGATATATAGTATTATGAATGATTTTTTAAAGAATATTGTGAAAGAAATTGGTAATGAATATGCAACTCTTGCATCAGACGGTATAGAAGCAGGAGATGTGAACTCTTATATTGACACAGGATCCTATATCTTTAATGCGTTGCTATCTGGTTCTCTATACGGTGGACTTCCTTCTAATAAGATAACTGCATTGGCTGGAGAGAGTGCAACTGGTAAGACGTTCTTTGCCATGGGAATTGTGAAGACGTTTTTGGATGCAAATCCAGATGCAGAGGTTGTATATTTTGAGAGTGAAAGTGCAATTACAAAGGAGTTGATTGTAAGTCGAGGGATTGATGCAGATCGTATGTGGATTGTACCTGTTGCAACTGTACAGGAGTTTAGGCATACAGTGTTGAAGATACTTGATTCATATCTTGCAGAGAATGAATCAGATCGTAAGCCGTTATTATTTTGTTTGGATTCTTTGGGTATGTTGTCTACCACAAAGGAGATGGAAGATACTGCACAAGGTAAAGAAACAAGGGATATGAGTAGAGCTCAGGTGCTGAAGGCTGCATTTCGTGTTATGACTTTAAAGTTAGGACGAGCAAAAGTCCCGATGCTTGTTACAAACCATACCTACGATGTGATTGGAAGTATGTTTCCTCAGAAGGAGATGGGTGGTGGAAGTGGTCTGAAGTATGCAGCAAGTACGATTGTGTATTTAAGTAAGAGGAAAGAGAAAGATGGTACAGAAGTTATTGGTAATATAATTCACTGTAAGAATTATAAGAGTAGGTTAACTGTAGAGAATAGAATTGTTGATGTACGATTGACATATGATAAGGGATTGGATAGATACTATGGATTACTGGAACTTGCCGAGAAGTATGGCATATTCAAGAAGGTTTCCACACGATACGAATTGCCGAATGGAACCAAACAGTTTGGTAAGACGATTTTAAATGATCCTAAAGCTTATTTTACTGAAGAGATTATGACTCAACTTGAAGATGCAGCCCAAAAAGAATTTAAATATGGAAAATAAGTGTTGACAATTTCATTTTATTATAGTATATTTAACCTTAACATGGAGAAAGTGAAATGAATATCGGAGATAATATAGAATACGAGAATGAATACGGTTTGAAAGTTAAAGGTTCCATCGTAGACATTCATTCAGATATGGACTCGTATGAGGATATGCGATTAAAGGATGGAGTACCCCTCTATTATTCTAAGAGACTCAAAAAGTTTGTACCTGTAAAGCCGAAGAACATGAATTCTGTGTTTATTGAGGTTTTTATTGGGAAAAATGTTATTAATGACTTCATAAGCTTATCTGATGTTGCATGATTTTGTTGAAGCTTATGATATTCATACTTGCGAAACTAATACTATTCTCGAGAATATTGTAAGTTTTTTTGAACAAACTTATACACCCAAACCTTCTGGACTAAAGGCCTTTAATAGAAATCGTCAAAAAGTTTGTTCAACGATGACATTGAGCTTTGGTGAAGATTGGGAAATTAATGAGTCTGTTTATTTCTTTGTTAATGAAGCGATAAAAGGATATAGAAATAAATATGACTACTTAAACATAATAGATAAGATTAGTCAGTGGAGAGTATGCCCTTCCTATAATATTCAGCGATATGACGGTGAAGAGGAAGGGTTCTTTTCACTACATAACGAAACTTCTGGTTCTTATCCATATCGTATACTTGCGTGGATGGTTTATCTGAATAATGCGAAGTGTGGTACAGAGTTTCCTTATCAGGATAGAACAGTTACACCCAAAACAGGAAGAACTGTTATTTGGCCTGCAGCATGGACTCATCCTCATAGGGGTGTTACTCCAAATGTGGGCCGTAAATATATAGCTACAGGTTGGTTCTACCATCTTCCTAAAGGGGAACCTAAGTTTGACGGACGACATCCTGACGAAAAACGTATACAGGAGATTGTGGTGTGAGTGCGTTAAGTGATTTAGTGTATGGAAAGAATAATAAACCTTGGCCTAATTTTATTGATAAGTATCCTGTTAAGGTAAAACAGATAACAGGGTTGGATAACGATCAACTGGAACGAGATACAAAAGTTGCAGGGGATTATTTACAGGGACGTACTGCTGCAAAATGTCTCATGACACGTTGGGATATGCACACTTTTTATCAGTCATTTGTATTTGTTTCAGAAAAGGCTATAGAAATAGCAAATGCTTGTCCTCTTGCAACAAAAACAAATACTTCTGGTCGTCCATTAAAAGTTCCTTTGTATCTTAATGATACATGGGGTTTAGTTTATACTAAAGGACATTCTACTGAAGTACATAACCATTGGCCTTCTCTTTGGTCATATACCTATTGTATAAAGGCCTGTGAGGAGTGTGCGCCTCTGGTATTTCCTAATGCACAAGAACCTTTAAGTGTAATACCGAAGACTTCTCAAATGATTCTTTTTCCATCATGGTTGAAACATGAAGTACCAATACATACTTGTGATCATGAGCGTATTATGCTTTCTGGTAACTTAAATGTGGATAGAGAGAATGCTTCGTAACTTTGTTAGGGGATTTCATGATGCGTTGTCAAAGGAAATGTGTCAATCTTTAATTAAATGGTTTGAGAGTGAACCTAATGTAAAAACTAAAGAAGTCAATCGTGAAACCCGCAATGATAAACAGATTTGGCTTCCTGATACTTCTGAACTATATAAACCTGTACAGAAAGTTAAACTTGATATGCTACAGGAATACTTAGAAGATTTTCCTTATGCATATCGTGGAAATCGTAAACTTCTTACACCCGAAATTAAGATACAACGTACAAATCCTATGGGTGGTGGATTTCATAACTTTCATGCAGAAATAAGTCATTGGGAGAACTGTACCAGAGCTCTGGTATGGACTGTATATCTTAACGATATTCCTAATGGAGAAGGTGAGACAGAATTTTTGTATGACAAGATACGAATAAACCCAAAAGAAGGATTGGGTTGTATATTTCCTGCTGCATGGATGTATCAACATAGGGGAAATCCTGTGCATACTCATTCTAAATATATTGCTACAGGATGGTATTGGTATCCAAAGGAGTTGTAAATGAGTTCATTAAAATCACTTGTATCTAATATAAAAAAAGAGAACGTGTTGGAAGAGAAGAAACTTAGACAACTACGAACCAGTCCACATGCTATAGATTTTGATGTGAAATTTCCTGTTGTACAAAAGGACTATTCAAACGAGAAACTTCAGAAAAAACTTGGACAAGCATGTAGGGATATTGGTGATGTTCAAAAGTCATCTACTAATGTACAAGCAAGTATGACTGGTTGGTATATGCATGAAACCAATTCAGATTTTATGGAAGTGTGTCGTATGGCAATAGAGTTGGCTTATGATAATTCTCCAAGACAGGGAGTTCCTTTGATACCATACGATTGTTGGGGTGCAATATATTCTACAGGAGATTATACCAAAATTCATGAGCATTGGCCACAGATATGGAGTTGGGTGTATAATGTAACGTGTTGCAATAAATGTGCGCCATTAAAATTTATTGATTCTTTATATGAACATACAATCTATCCTAAAAGTGGTAACATGGTTTTGTTTCCAGGCTGGATTAGACATTCTGTACCAGAACATCAATGTGATCACGATAGAATTATTTTAGCAGGGAACCTTGGGATAAATCCTTGGCAACCAATCTTGGGTATGAAAAAGAGAAATGCTTCTGGTATAAGTGAAGAGTTTAAAACTATGGCTGAGTGGTTGTATTAAGATATTGTAAATCCTTATAAATAGTCAAAATACTATTTAAAGGGATATTATGGCAGAACAAAGTAATTTTATGGGCCAAGATGGATTCTCTTGGTTCGTTGGTGTTGTAGAAGATAGAAATGATCCTTTAAAACTCGGCCGAGTGCGAGTTCGTTGTCTTGGGTATCACACATCAGATTTAGGGGAGCTTCCAACCACAGATTTACCGTGGGCTCATGTTATGCATCCTGTAACAGACCCATCGATGCATGGTATGGGCAGCACTCCATCTTTTCTTGTTGAAGGTAGTTGGATAGTTGGTTTCTTTAGAGATTCTTTAGAGAAACAACAACCTCTTATTATAGGATCGTTGCCTGGTATTCCTGACGAAGTAGCTGATAATAGATATGGTTTTAATGATCCTCGAGGGCCATATTCAAAACAAATAGAATATGCTGGTAATGTGTGGAATGGCCCATATCCAGTAGATGGTGAAGATTATACAATGCCATCTGGACATGAAATAGGGGAAAGTGATACTAATAGATTAGCACAAGGGCCTACCTCAGAAACACATTCTTCTCTTATTAATCGTCGTAAACAACGTCTTAGAGGTGATCCACTTAAGAAGGATACAACTGTAGGTGTAGATGATGATAGCACTGAAAAGGATGTATATGGAACAGGTATTCCAACTGCGACTAAACCATATTTGAAATCTGTATCAGAACCACCTGTAAACGAGACTCGTGGATTTTGGAATGAACCTGATCCCAAGTCAATCAAAAAGAATGCTAATCCATATGTGTCAGCTCAATATCCATACAATCATGTTTATGAAAGTGAGTCTGGACATATACACGAAATAGACGATTCTCCAAAACATGAAAGATTGTTTATTCAACATAAATCAGGAACTTTTGAAGAAATACATCCTGATGGAACTAAAACTGTAAAGGTAATTGGTGACAATTATGAGATTATAGCTGGTAGTTCTAATGTTTCTATTTCTGGTAATGTTAATATCACATATGGGACAGACACAAAGAATAGTCCAATTACTGTAAGAGAGTTAATCAAGGGTGATTATATTTTAGAAGTAGAAGGGAGTTATACTCAAAAAATACATAAAGACCATTTGGTAAAAATTGGTGCTGGTGATAGGGGTGGAAATCGTGAAGAAGAAATACGAGGTAATCATGCACAACAAATTAATGGTAATCGAAAGACACGCATAACTGGACTTGATGATACTACTATTGAAAAGTCTAGACTTACAACCATTAATGATACAGATGGTTTATTAGTTGTAAATGACATTGGTATTGAAACAAGTGCTGGTAGTTGGGTTTTGGTTGCTAAACAAAATGTAACTACTACAACTGAATCTGGTATTACTTCATTTAAGTCTGGGAGTACATTGAATATGAAGTCTGCTACAGCAATGACAATCAACCCAGAGACAACTCTAACGCAAACAGTTGGTACATCATGGTCAAGTACCACAGGAACTACATGGGGTCATACATCTGGTGGTGATGTTACCATGACAGGTGGTCCAAATATTAACTTGAACCCATAGGGGATGTAATGGCACATGAATTTAAAATAATGAATCAATCTGGAACGATTACAACGTATACAAG